GACTTTTTATAATAAGTGCTTACAGTCCAATTTGCCATGATTACTCCTTGGTATGTTCCAAAACAATACGGTCTAATGCTTCTCTCAAAAAGTGCTCATCGGGGTCGTAGGCTACACCTCGCCACTTGACAATTTTGAGTTCTTCGTCGGGGCTCCACTCGTTGTGCCAGTTCCGGCCGTTGAACATGGCATGATATTCGTGACCGTCCTTGGTCTTGACTTCATACTTGCCTTGGCGAACAGGCACAGTTTTGGCCGGGAACCAGTTAGTAAGTCCATAAACGATGTCATCCATGTCGCGATATCGTTCGTAGCCTTTGCCTTGGTTTGACCCTGCAATGTAGAATGCATACTCAGAACCTTTGCCGTTGGTGTCTCCACCATAGTTGTCCAGTTCTTCACCGTCGTATTCAGCACCTACAACAATTTCGTTGCTGTCAAAATCGGAAATTTGTATCAGCAGTTTTTCAGGATCAAATGGTTGTCGAAGTTCAATGTTGGCTTCAAAGAATGTGCCCTTGTCAGATGTGTATCCGTAGAACACCACAGTGCCGGGATCTTTTTCGTCAATCCAAACTTCTTCTATGGTGCTGAGTTGCACATCGCAGCCGTCAAGACTGGACAGTTCACGCTCATAAACAATGTTTTCATTCTCGTCCAGAATCTGCAGATGTCCGGCACTCATATCCACGCCATTCACATGTCCCATGTCATCGCAATCAAACCACGACCCGGGCGCAAAAGGTTGCATGTCTTCGGGCACTTCCCCATCATATCCACCCCAGGCATAGTCCGGCACACTTAGACGATGTTCCTTAAAATAATCGTAGACCTTGCGATCCACGGTGCCCATGACATGCTCGCCACCATAGCCCCACAATTGAATCTTGTAGGTGCGCGGTGTGAATTTGAGTACTTGTAGCAGTTTTTCCTGCTCTTCGGTGGTAGACATCAGTCGTCCTTTTTAAGTCCAAACAGCTGGAGCAGATTAATGAACAGGTTAATAAAGTCTAAATACAATGCGAGTGCTCCAGACACTTCGTCGGCCGCAGTGGCATTTCCATTTGACACCATCTCGCGGATTCTCTGTGTGTCGTAGGCTGTGAGTGCCAAAAACACAATGATTGCAATTGCAGAGATCACCATTTGCATCACCGTAGAGCCGATAAAGATGTTGATGATGCTGGCAATGATGATTGCAATCAAGGCCACAAAAGCATAACGACCCACTGAGTCAAGACTTTGCTTGGTAAAGTATCCATATCCCGACATGGTACCAAACAAAACAGCCGCGCCCATGAAGGCTGTGACGATTGATCCCATTTTAAAAACTACAAAGATTGTGGCAAAACTCAAGCCCATAAGGGCCGCAAAACCATGTAGGCAAAGTTGCGCAACACTTTTGCTGGGATTGTTGCCCAGCACCATGGTGACCGCAAACACTGCCACCAAGGGTGCAAAGATAACCACCCATTTCATGAATCCGGTAAAGAAAAACTGTACCAGTTCTGGACTCATGCCCACAAACATAGACACCAGCATGCTGGTGATCACAGCCAGCATCATGTGTCCATACACACGACCCATGGCTTGATTTACGCCCGCGGCGTCTCTATAACTGTCAATAGTTGATGCGTACATCATTCTTTCTCCTTTTTGGTTAATTCGCATACCAACAAAAATTGTTCGTATGCGTGTCTCACACTCTCGTGTTTCATTAATTTATCTGCTTCTGCGTGTAATGCCGTCAATCCTGCTTGAGCAATGTCGTAAACACAAGCAATTTGTAGAGTAGCCAATTCACTACCAAACTCTTTTGCTAACTTTTCCCAGGCTTTCTTTTGTCCCGGAGTAATAGCAGTTCTTTGTGGTCGCAGTTCACTGGCTTCGCGTATGGCTTTGCACATGGCATCTTCGGCCACACGGCCGGCCGCAATCAGCGCGGCATGGTTAGGTTCCACGTTAAACCTACGGGATGAACCCCCGGGGTAGCACATGACCAAGTGATTACCTTTAGGGAAACTGTCCAAAAGATCACTGTCATACTCAGCCACAGGATGATACCGACGTCCAATTTTTTCATAGAATATCTTTTTCATTCGTATTGCTTGATCACTAGGTTCAATGCTTCGATTACACGAGCATTGTTTACCACATCTTCTGGATGCAACCAATAGCCAGTGGGATTGTCTTCAGACCTCGGATTCTTTTTCCAGTCACTGAGTTCTTTCTTGAGGTATCCACGGTACTCTTTGAGATTTAGCAAAGTGATTCGGTTTGCAGCTTCGCCGTCTAATGTGATTGGGCCAACTCTTTTACTCATTGTGTGCTTTCAACGGAGTACCTCTGAGACCAGATACCATTTGAAATTTGTCCCAGGCGTCTTTTACAGTGGGCAAGTTTTCTAGGTCGCTGTCTGATACCACAGTTTCTAACCAGTAGTACGGCAGGCGTCGGGGGTGAGCACCGAACTTGCGGGGCTGGTGGAACTTGCCTTGATTCCATAATTCAATACTGACATCACGGAAATCTTGTTCCGTGTAATCAGTATCGCCCCATTCTATATTTGTGTTTAGAAATGAGCCGCCACTATAGCCTGCCCAGATACCCGACCATTGTGCATCATCACGTGGATCAAAGTCTGTGCGAGCAACAATGACCAACACATCTTCAAGGTCCACTTGACCTTCCACAATGTCACGAACACAACGACTATAACTAAGTCCAATTTTCAAACTTTTTCTCCTGCTTCGAAGTCACGAAATCTCAAGAACCGTGGGAATCTGAGGCTGTATGTTCCGTCTTGGTTTTGTGTGACCGCGTCAGCTTGGATTTCAACCAAGTGACCAAGTAGGTCATGCCTTGCGGCCCAGTACCCATCGCGATCGCTATCACTAAGACCGCTGCCAACATTAACACAAATATGCCGTCCATTGTCTTCTCCTTCACAAATTATAGCACCAAGTCGATTTTCGTTGCGACCAGTACCTTGCTCAAAACCCACAATCTTCAAATCAACAGTTATAGTGGGTTTCCATTTCATCCAAAAATCACTGCGTTTGCACTCATAAGGTGCATCCATGCTCTTGATCATGATACCTTCAAAACCCTCGGCCACAGCAGCCTCGGCATAACGGTGCATGATGTCATGCCCTTCGGCTGTGTCCAGGTCCACTTCCAAGCCATTCATGATGCGCAGGCAAGGCGTGTCCAAAAGGGCTTCTCGGGCACTCTCAATCCACTTAATGCGTTTGTACTGTTGCAAATTGCAGTGGCCTTGTTTGAGAGCATCCAAGGGCAAGATATCAAAAATGTGATACACCATGCCCGAAGTTTCAGCATTGCTCTTGCGATGTGCTTGACGCATGAGCTTTTGAAAGCTTTCGCCAACGATCTCACCATCCAGCACAAAGTGGCCACCTGTGCCACGACCGTATTGAAAGTGCTTGCGATTATCTAAAATAGCTTCTGCAATCTGCGGAAAGTTTTCAAACTCTTTACCATTGCGACTGTACAGGGTGCACGAGTTACCCGACACCACTGCCAACACACGCACACCATCCAGTTTGCATTCCAGGCGCTTGATGCCTCGGAGCTTTTTGGGCTGGTCTGTTGAGTCTTGTGCCAGTTGGCAACTGAACACAGGAATCTTCCATTCAGTTTTGCTCAACACCTTGTTCAAGGTCTTTTCCGAAATGCCGCAACGTAGGTCTTTGATCAGCACACGTCGAGCAAGATTGTTCCACTCTTCACTATCAAACTCGTCAGCACATTCTTGAATGGCATCACGTGCGCGGTGTCCTGAAATACCTCGAGTGCGCAGGTCTTCCAACAAGGCCCAAAAGCGTGGCCACGGGTTGCCACGACCAGTTAGTCCTGTGGTTTCGGGAACCTGTCGCACATGAAATGTGTAGAACGGATTGTAGGCTTGATAGCAGTTGAACAAAAAGCACTGTGCATCAGTACTGCCCAGTCGTGCGGCCATGAGTGCTTTTTCAATCACCTTTTCTTTGTGAATGCGACTGTCCGAACTTTCCAGGTCTCGAATCCAACCTGCGGCCATCACTGCCTCACAACGATCAAGATCAAAAGAGATTTCATTCATGTTATTTAAATCCTTACCACGACGAGTTATAAAACACTTTAAGTCCCAAGAACAATTCGGACTTGGCAGTTTGGATAAACTCTAGATCTTGTGCTCGATAATATTCGTCCGAGTCTTCGCCAAAGAAAAATCCTGTGGTCTTGGGTAGCTGGCAGTGCTTGACTGCTTGCTCAAGTTTGTCAAGATCTTCCCATGTTAGTTCTAGTTCAATGCCGTTGAACGCACTGCCCCAACCACGGTCATCGGGCTGTTCCATGTTGGCTTGGTGCAATTTACGCTTCCAAAGGCTTTCCATCCAACCATGCAGATTGGGATGTTTGCGCCAATAGGCAATTTCACGTGGCTTGGTGACATTGCTATTCACATACTCTTTTGCATCAGAGTCAAACACCGCTGTGTCATAAAAATCATTTTGCTGCCCGGCTCGGCTGGCCACATATGCATACATGTCAAGACCCACGTCTAACTCCTTTTTGGTATTGGTACTCGCGTTTGAGCCACCATTTGTATTTGGCAAAATATTCTGGCATGGTCATTCGGGGCTGACCCCAGCCGTCAAGTTCATCACAGTTGGCTCGCCATAAATCTTCAAGCCAATCACGAAACGGCTTGACAGTCATGCTGACTCCAACATGTTGGCAGGCACGTTGAACATGCCGCCGGAAGTCTTCACAAGAATGTATTTGATTTTGACTTTGTCCACAGTGCCCACATAGGTCAGGCCATTGCGGCTACTGGTGAACTTCACAGAGTCACCGGACCTGAATGCTCGTTTGTTTTGTTTGGTGATCAAAGATCGACGATACTTGATGGCAGCAATGATGCTGTTGAGCTGGTCATTGCTGAAGTCACCAAACATGATAGCAGAGTTGATCTGTTGAATGTCTGCGAGTCGTTCCATGATTACATGCTCCAATAAGATTCAGAACTGGGCGAGCAGAAGTAAGGGGTGTTGACATCTTCTGTAAACTCTTGACCGGTCATGAGGTTAGTACGGGTAACCATTCGGGGTTTGTAGTGTTTGGTGTCAACAATGCTGAGCTCACTCAACATCCAACCTGCCTTGTTACACAGCCGAGTGCGGGTGGCACGTGCGGCACCAAAAGTTTTGTAGGCACGTGTCCGATTGGGACCATCGGTAACAATGTGTCCGGTACCTTTTGCAACGATGTAAAACATTCGGGGCTCCTTTTGTGTCTGTATGCGTATATTATAGCAAATTGGGAATTATTGGTCAACCAAAGAAAAACCCTGCAATTTGCAGGGTTTTTGTAATACTCAAGTATTACTTTAGAAGCTGAACTTAAGGCCAGCAGTGACACGATTGCCGTCAAAACTGTTCACACTGCTTTGACCAAACTGGCGTGTGGCGTCTAGAGTCAGTGCCACTTTCTTGGCAACAGGCACACTTGCGCCCACACCAACCAAGGCAGCGTAACCGTCTTGACCAGTCTGGTTGTTGAGGTAGGCAGCTCCGCCTTTGACTGCAACACTCACAGGGCCCAATTTGGCAACATCAACTCCGGCAACCAAGCTGTAGCGGTCCTGATCATTGGTGCCACCTGTGGCACGATCAAAACCAGCGGTCACAGTGGCAACGCCAACTTTCTGGCCAACAGTTAGGCCCACAGCGTTGCGGTTGGTACCAGCATAGTCACGGGCAGTGGTAACACCAACTTCCAGTGCAGAAGCTGCAGAGGCAGCAAGGGCGATCATGGTTGCAATTGCAAATTTTTTCATTTATTTTTCCTTTAAAAGTTGAATGACAAGATGTCAATCTATATTATATATGTATAGCAGAGCCGAGTCAACACAAAACGGCTATTTTTGTTGTGTTTTTATCAAGTCACCGGCACAATCACTGGGACTGGAGCAACTTCTGGATCGCTGGGTATTTGGTTGGTGTTGTACAAGCTGCCAGCAAACAATCTTGAATCATTGCGACCTTCGCGCATGACGCCAACAATGGCCTGACCCCCTAAGGTAGTGGTATCGGCAATGTTTTCCATGAACTCAGCAGCATCATCCAAGGCGGTGAGCAAACCATAACGCGGCAAGTTCTGAACAAAACTGTACACATTGGTTGTTATACCAGCTTGCAAATTGAAGTAGTCCGCACCGGCTTCGCTGGTGTACTTGGCACTCAGGTTCATGAAATTGGCCATGTAGGTCCAGGCGGTGTTGAGTGTGGTCACATAGGGACTGGCACCAAGTGCGGCAATGGCGTTGTTGGCATTGGTAATTTGAGTTAGTACTCCAGCATCATTGATTGCCGACAAAATGTTTACGTATGCTGTGTTCAGGGTGGCCAAACTGCCCGCGGTTTGCAAAGCATTGACGGCTGTGGTAGCTGTGTCCAATTGTGCGGCAAAATCTTCACTGTCCAGTGTCAGCCCCAGTACATCATATGTGGTGATTGTGCCGTTGGGTCCGGTACCTGTGGCCAAGATGTTTGCGATATAATTTGTGATTGAACTGTCTACTGGAGTGGTCTGTGCCTGTATCAGCGGTAATCCAGCCATGGTACTGAGACCACCCAGGGTGGTTGGTTCCCAGTAGGCAGTATTGTTGATATCTATGCCAGCAGGAACGTCAGTAATGGCTCTATAGTAACTGGCTACTGGTGCGCCCAAGCCCACCACTGTGTTGGCCAGATAGGGCTGTGTTACTACCCAAGGGTTGTCTACACTGCCTATCACAATTTCAGCCAACTTTGGCAACGTGGTATTGGGTACGTTGTTGATTTGTTGCAGAGCCACCTGTATGGCTTTGTTTGCCACGGCCTGTGCGGGCGGGATCACTTTGCCCAGCTCGTCACAGCCAGACGCTGTGGGCAAGTAACTGTTGACTATGGGAGTGATGCTGGAATTCACCGCACCGGTGCTGTTGAAAATTGGTACAGGACCATTGGGGCTAGGGGTCTGTAACGATGCATAACTCAAAGGAAACATAATCACTGGATTCAGCAAATCTTCAAGACTGGCCACGCCCGGTGTGGTCACTCCCAAGATGTCCAAGATCTGTTGCAGGTCATCGCCTGAGATCGTGGTAATTGCTCGGTAGGCCATGAGTTGCAGTTTGTCAAACTCGTTTTGTGTGAGTCCGTTGGGTCGATTCAACCCCACACGATTGTCATTCACCAAGTCAGAAATGTTTTGGGCAGTGAGACCCATGCTGATCATGGCATTCTGTAGTGCAGGTACAGTGCGACCTCGAATTCCAGTCAAGGCCGAAATTTGTTGTATCAACCCAGCTGGTGTGCCATATAGGTCCAGTTTATTGGGGTTCCACAAATTTCCCTGCTTGAACAAGTCCACACCAAAATTGGGCAAGTCTGTTGTGATATTGGAAATGTTGCCGGTTACAAGACTATCCATGTCGGTAAACAGCGGTCCCAGATACTGATTGACATTGACACCACTGTTGATGTACTGATTGGTGGTGTCAATATAGCCTTGTACTGACATAAACCCTTGGCAAAATCTACTGGCATCACCATTGCCAAGATAGGCTGCGCAGGTTTGTTCTATTAGATTGGAAAAGCCCGATGGGTCAAGAGTGGATCCGTCTGCGGCACCTAGATAATTGATCAAGTACTCACTGTCAAGATAAGGATAACTGCCAACCGGGTTCTCGGGAATACTGTTGCCCAGAGCCGGGCACACAGTGCTACCAATGCGTAGCAAAAGATCCAACGTGGATTCTGTGGCGTATGACTGTGCCTTGTAAAAGTTCACTGCGGCAATAAAATTACTGATCACCGTGGTGGCATTGAAGTTTTGTATGGCTGTGGCCAAGGCCGGCGGGAACGGCCGGAGTCCTTGATTTTGCAACAAGGATGCAACTGCGGTCAACTGTAGCGGGGTTGTGATTGTGGGCATTATCCAACCCTTGTATCACTGCTGCCGCCGGTGCGTGGGTGTCCGCAACTGTCTGCACAACCTGTGGTGACAACAGGTATGCCGCCAGCTTTGACTGTACTGTTGCCGCCGGTTGTTGTTGCCGCAGCATGTGGAGGATGAGGTTTACCCCAGGGTGCGTGGGCTGTAACTGAATTGCCGTTAACAATGATAGGTTGACCATTCACACGCACAGAGGCAACTCCGCCTTGAGCTATCCCGCCGGCTGCGTTTGCATCACCTACTCTTTGTACTGCTGGCATGTTATCCTAGTATTAGTTTCTTCTCTGGTACCTTGATACCAGTGGTGGCTTCAATGTATTTCATTTTGACAGGATCGTCAGTCAATGCATAAACTGCCACGCTGGCTGTATTTAGCTTGATTTCTGCGTCAGGATCTGCGGTAAACATTGAGGGTACTAGGCCCATGCCCTGAGGCCCTGGAGCCACGCTGACCGGGTGCTCGATCTCAATCCAATCACCGCCGGCCATTTTGACCTTGGCAATGAGTTCTTCTCCCGAGTTTAACTTAAAGGTGTAAACTTGACCTGGTGTTGCGATTAATTGCATTTTAAACTTTCTGTATAACAAATTGATAGTTAATCATTTTGACTTCTATGTGCTTTTGAAACATGTTTACAAAAGCGTCAATGGACATTTTTGGGCGATCCAATGCGTCGGCTGCCTCTTTCCAGAGGTAGTCGTCAAAAATCATGTACCCGTTCTTTTTCAACAATCCAAACGCCATTACAGCATCTGCAAGTACTTCATCTGCACTGTGACTTCCGTCAACATAGACAAAATCAAATTGTTGACCTTCTACTACGAGGTCAGCAAGAGCGTAAAAGCTCAGTGTTGGCATCAGTCGAATTGTCTGATCTGACCCTTTGGCTAAATCAGTGTTGTGTCTAAATATTTGCTCAATGATTCTATTTTCGGGTGGACGTTCGTTTCTGAACGCACTGAGTGGTTCATGAGCAAAGGGATCTATGCAAGTGATGGTTCCGTTGTTGGCTAGAAAATTTTCCAACATCCAACATGTACTGCGCCCTTCGTGACATCCAATTTCCAAAATTGACTGCGGCAGTGCACCCATCTGCTGTTTGACATACTCAAAATTTATCAAGCCGTTTGAAAACCAGTCAGCAGTGAAAAATTTATTGTTTTCAAAGTCTGGTATTTTTTCTTTGAACCAGTCAATGGTGATACTGTCAAGCGAGGCGTTGTCTAAGCTCATTGAAGCCTCCCACTAGCTCTTCGCCAAGAAATATTTGTGGCACGGTGCGAGCATTTGGGACTGCTTCTAATAGGTCTTCTTTGGTGTATCCATCACCAATTTTCTTTTCTTCAAACTCAATACCCTTCTGCTTGAGCAAGGCCTTGGCCTGGTCACAATAGGGGCAATGATATTTGCTCCATACAATTGCTTTTGTCATATTTTTATTTTCTTTCATAAATATAGGTGTAGTTCGCGGGACGGGAATCCCCAACTACTCTAACGCCGGGAAAGGGCACCAGCACATGTATTTAACTAACAATTTTTACGTCTATGCATATTTGCGAGAAGACGGAACTCCTTATTATATAGGCAAAGGAGTCGGAGATCGAGCCTTTGTTCAGCATAGAATAAATTGCAAAGGAGTTCATACTCCAAAAGACAATTCTCGTATTGTATTCCTTGAAACACATTTAACCGAAGTTGGCGCATTTGCCCTTGAACGCCGATATATCAAATGGTACGGGCGACAAGATGTACAAACTGGGATTCTTAAAAACGGAACAGAAGGTGGCGAAGGCGCAAGCGGTGCTGTTCGTTCAGATGCATTTAAAAAGAATCTTAGTGAGTTGTATAAAGGCAAAAAGAAATCTCCCGAGCACATAGAGGCAGTTAGAATAGCAAGATTGAATAGTCCCAAATCAAGGGGACATACCGCTTGGAATAAAGGATTGCCAAATCCGATGAAGGGAAAACTGTTAGGTATAAAACCTACTCTAACTTGTCTGCATTGTGGTTTATCAGGTGGATCAAATGCTATGAAAAGATACCACCTTGATAATTGTCGTTATAGGTCCGGCAGGTTGTCATAATCTAGTTGGTCGCTCATGATCCCAATCACATAATTTGTACTCTCGGTTTCCTGTAACGCGGCCTGTTTCTTGCTGGTATCCACATGCTTGGTAAACCAAGGGATGGGTGTTGAGCGCGGATAGCTTGCAGTATATTTGATGCCAATTTCTTTGAGAGCATTGAATGCTGTGAAATCAACAAAGTCTTTGAGAATTTGCGCATTGAGACCAATCACAGGGCCCTTCTGGAACAAGTAATCAGCCCAGGCCTTTTCTTCTCGTATGACATCCAGGTACATTTGATAAACTTCAGCTTCACATTCTGCCTTGGCTGCTGCAAATCGCGGATCTTCTTTGACAACCTGATTAATCAACCAGCCAGTCCACTCTTTGTGGAGCATTTCATCTTGTAGTATCAAGCTGATGATATTGCCATTGCCAATAAAGATCTTGTTCTCTACCATGGCCAAGCTGGTGGCAAAGCTGACCATGAAACGGAAAGCTTCTAGTGCATAACTTGCGTTCAGTGCCAACCAAATTGCTCGGATGTGCTCACGCTCAGGGAACTGTTCCAGCAGTTCTTTGCGACAATTGATC